GTGGAAATTGTATTTCCTGCTGGTGATCACCCGTCTGTAGTATGTAGTTCGTCATGCCTGTAAATGTAGTAACTTTCTAAGAAATAAAAAAGGGGGCACGCTGTCCCCCTTAGTGGGCTTACTTCAAAATAACGGTCCCGCGTTTGGCTTTATAGTCTACACCTTTCAATTGTCTTTTGTCATGTAGGTAAATTTGCAACCTGCGCGCGGTCAGCTTCGGGAAAAAGAATTGCATATCCTTTAGTACTTCATCGAAAGGTATTTCTTTGCGCTTGTTTTTACGTTCGTCGTCTAAGTATTCGCGCAGCGATTGAAACACACCTTTGTTTACTTTCGTGTGTCCTTCAGGTGCTACGCGGGTACGTTCTGCAACTTGTTTCACGACAGGCAACCCGGCGCCGTTACGGGCTTCTACAATTATTTTACCGTTCTGGTAAATAACTTTGTCCGTAGTTAGGTTGTGGTTGTCGCTCAGGTAACCGGTAATAGCCTTAAACACTTCTTCCCGGTTGTTCTTTAGCAACTTTTGCAGGGCGTCAGGGCTATCTTCCAGGATCATAGATAGCAGCTGTTTGGCGTCGGAATTCCGTACAAGTGCTTCTAAAATTTCGCTACTTGAAAGTTCGGCTTTCACATTTGCGCTAATCGTTTTCATCTTTCGTAATTTGGGCTTAATTGTTACTTAATTGACTATCCCACGTGGATAGGCTACAAATATAACGATTAATACGGGATTAACTACAAAAGTGACAGGTTTTGCGACAGAATGTCCGAAAACTTCGCTAAACTATCGAACTAAGCGCCCTGTGCGTATTTTTCTTTCTACTAAAATCCACATGTTACTAAAGTCCTTAAGGGTGTATCTACCCTTTTTGTAGTCGTCCACTAGCACGGATCGCAGTAAGCACAGTTCCCAGCCACAACATTCTACAAGTAGTACTATAACTTCATTGACACTATAACAGGGTTTTTGATCCATCACGATGGGGGGGATTAATTATTGTTCAACACTAGGGGTATAGATGTACGTATTTTAACTACTGCCGAAAGCTTGTTAGGGTTTTCTAGTTTATCTACAGCCATGACAAGCACGTCAGCCGCTTCTTTGTCTTTGCCATTAGGGAAGACGGCCAGGTCAGACAGGAACATATTATTCCAAGGGCCTGCAAGTAGTATGACGCGCCCGGTTTGCAGAATGTCAATTATGCTGTTTACACGTGTCACTTTGTCCACGTCGGGGACGAAGTCTTCGCGCACGTTTATAAGCCGGTTTAAAGAATCCTTCAGGCGCTTAAGTAGTTGTACAATGCTTATGCCGTTTGCTTTCGGTTCTATGAACATTACAGACCGTTTAGCATGTGCGTGCCTTCCGTTGTGAACCTGCAATTTTTTGATAAGGTCGGGGGCTTCTAAACGGTCTTTCCAGAAGTCTACGACTATTAACAGGTTGTCAAGTATGAAAAATGTCAAACAAGCGCAGGGGTCATTTTGCGACTTTGTTGTGAACGCTGTATCTATAACACAGTGCTTTGTAATGTCCCGACCGGCAATAAACTGCACCACCTGGGCAGGCGTCCACACCTCAAACCATTCACGCTTAATTAGCGCGCCTTCAATCGGTGCGGGGCGCTGCTGGTACAAGCTTGTAAAGGTCCGGGGGTTGCTGTCTTTCATTTTGAGCAACTTCGGCAGACCGTGTTTTGACGGGTACAAAGCTTCACCAATTGCGCGGGGGTCTTCCGGGTTGCTGTCGTCTTCCTTAATCGCAGGCAATACAAATACGTGCCAGCGGCCCCCGTCTTCTACGCGGCCTTCGTCTGCAAGTATCTTACCTGCTAAGTCGTCTTCGTGCCACCGGGTGAATGTTATAAGTACTTTTGAATTATCATGTAGACGGGTTTGTAGTGCGTCTGTCCACCAATCCCAAAGCTTATCCCGGTATGCTTTACTTTCTGCTTCGGTACGATCCTTAATAACGTCGTCAAGTATTAACAGGTCGCAGGGGTTACCGGTCGCACCGGTGCCTACACCTACAGACATAAACGAACCGGTTTTTTCTTTTCCGTTGTGAATGTCAAATGCGTGCGCTTGTCGTTCGTAGGTTCCAGCGGGACAGCCTATGCCGTCTAACTTTGTATCGGGGTAAAGTTCTTGGTATGCTTCAGATGCTATAGTACGCTGAACAGCACGGGAAAATTTCTTAGCAAATTCGTGATTGTAGGAACCTAAGATAATATTGTAGTCCGGGTGCTTGCCTAATGCCTGCGCAGGAAAACGACGGCTAACCAACTCACTTTTTCCGTGCTGCGGTGGCATGAATACCATAAGGCGCGCGCCGTCTTCTTCTAGGAACTTATCTAACTTGTCAGCTAGTGCTTTGTGAAACCATTCTACAATATATTTAGGGAACGTCCAGGTAGTGAAATCTATAAGGCACTTCTTAGCAAGCGCTTGGTTTATATCCCGTAGCGTTACGCCCCCTAGACTTTTTAACAGTTCGTCATCTACCATTATTGTAGCAAGTTACTAAAAATTAGTCACTCAAAAAAGTAGTAATACCACCTGCCACGAAACTTAAGCCGCCACCCGTAGCGTATGTCCCACTCCCCGTCACCTTGGTACGTTTTGTCAGTTATGCGTTCCCCGAACAGTTCAAAGAAGATGCACAATAATTTATCTTTCATGCGCTATACTGTTTGAATCGAATCAAAAAACGGCTTTCAATAAAACCGTGCTGTGAAACTATTGGACCGCCCCCAAAAAACTTGCTGTCATAGTTCGGGCGTCCCTGCATTAATACGTCCCACTCAATTTTTAGCGCGCGAATGTCTGCGGCTTTTATTATGTTTTCGTTCTGCCAATACGTATTATAAATACCAAACTTTTTTAGTATTACTTCAAGTAGGTTCCACTCCGCGTCTTTATAGCCTGGTATATGTTTTTTATAGGGACTTGGAATATCACATAGGTATGCTTCTGCTGCATCATGTAGCAGACCACACAGGCGCAAAGGCTTTGGAAGTATGCGCGCAACGTATATGCTGTGCTGTGCGACGCTATAGAATTGCGGAAGGTGTCCGGCGTAGCGGGGCTGCTGGCTTAACGCGTGGGCTATGTCTTCAATGCAGATAAGTTCGGGTAGGGGGTCAAACGCATTGAAGTACTTACCAGTGTAGGTGCGTATATGATCCGGTACAAATAACTCCGCGTCGTAGTCGATGTTTTCCATAATTGTAGTTTAATTGGTAACCCCTACGGGCCGGGTCGGTAGTATCTTTTCGTCTATTGGCTGCGTACAGCGTTTTAGAACCTTGATAACTTTTAACCGTTGCCCGGTTGGTTATGAAAACGTCGGGGTGTAGCGGTGGTTTGGTTCGTCCCGGACTTTGCCGGGTATTTTGACCGCTACAAGTACGCGCCACTTTATATAGGTTACGTCTTACCTGCCTTACGCCGTGCGTCCGTCAAAAGCGCTGCCCGTCTTATGCCCCGTTAATATTTGTAGGCGGTTTCTGATCTACACTTAAGCAAGCGTAGATAATGAACACCCCCAGAATTATTGCAAATGCTAAATCCATATAACAAATGTAGTAAAGTTTATCGTAACTACAAATTTATTTTGGCCGGGGTGTAGGAATTGAACCTACGGGCCTGCTGGTATTACAACCGCTGTGCGTTTCCATCTTACACCGACCCCCGGCTAATTCTTAGTCTACCTGTGGCGGTAGCTTTGCGGCCAGCTTGTCAATGGCTGCGTTGATCTTTGACACCTTCGCGTTGTACTTTGCATGCGCCTTGTCCATCGCATCATTCATCTTTGTACTAAGCTTGTCAAATGCGGCGGTGTCCTTGTCGTTGGCTTTCTTCAGCGCTGTACGTTCTTTAACAAGCGCTGCAATTTTCTTTTGTACTTCTTTCTCGTTCATGATTTATTTTTGTTTAATGGTTTCCGGTTCAATGAGTGAACACGCAACGACGCCGCCCGATTTGACGACTTCAACGCTGCACCCGCCACTAAGGGGTTTAATGATTTTTACCAAGGTGCCTATATTTTGATTTGCCAGAAAATACTATACACATGCAAGCAAACGCGGGGGCGTTCCACCCTGCCGCGTGCTGGCCTGTTAGCGCTATCCCGCGCCACTCATACCAAGCCGTAACCTTGTCACGGGGTATTAAAAACTGCACGCCGTCGTTATCCTTTACCACTATATGCGTAGCTTTCTTCACGCCGTTAACCTTTCCTACCTGCAACATCTTTGTAATACCGTAAAATACGCTCTCTTTTTATGTGCCTTAATTCATGGTCGATGGCTGCCATAGCACCCATAAATCTAGATGCGCACAGATTTGCAACCTCAAAAGAATCTCTGCACCACGCCACGGTCTTACGCTTGTGGTCGAATATCACAAACCTATAACCGGGTCGGTTGGATGGCCTCACTTCATAGCGCCGCCGAAAGTATTTTAATAGTTTTGCCTTCATACCAATTTCAAGTTAATGGCTACCCTTTCTTTAATGTCGCAGCATAGTTTGCCGTCTACCAGACCTACCGTTACCTGACTAACTGGTAGCGCGCATTCCTGCCCGTCCACGTCAAGTATGATTGTATTGTCAAATAGGTTATGGCGCAGGAACGCGCAGAAGAATCGATAGCAATTTGGCGTTACTTGTTCCGGCAAGCATTGCCAAGCGATTGTAGTAGTTTTCATAGTGGTTTTTCTTTAGAAGCCCCCACAATTGTAGGGGCTTTGTAGTGAATTATTCATTTACACCTTCGGCCAGTTCTTCGGGCGTAAAGATTTCCCCGATTTCTTCCACGTGTTCAGGGTACACGATTTGCGACATGCCCCTTTCGCTCACGACGTCCCCGGCTGTACCGTCCTGCCCTACGCTGTCTTGGGTACATTCAACTAACGTACCTTCTTCGTGGCAGTGGAAAGTTTCACCGGGGGCTTCCTGGTCTTCGTTGTTAGTGACTAAGTACAAATAGCCTTTTTTCAATGCTGTCATAATTGTAGTATTTAAGTTGTTAAAGTTTCTTGAAGTGTTTTGAACGATAGCGGAAGTCTTGTTTAGCTTTCATGTATTCGCCTTTGGTCAGCCGTTGGTAGTCGTCGCGTACTTCGCGCTTAACTTCTTCTATGCGCAACGGGCTGACTATCTGCACAGGCTTAATGTCTTCCAAGTCAAACGCATCAAGTCTAGTATATGCCGTATGGGTGAAACAGTCCAATACTATTCGCCCGGCTTCGACTCTTATGTTGCTTTCGTCGTCTACAAGCAGTACAGTTTTTTGTCCATGCTGCACTGCCTGCGCTACTTCGCGCTTGAAGTCTTCCGGGCCTGCACCGGCGCCTAAGACCACCACACGGTAGCCCTGTGCTGTGAATTGTCTTATAGTGTCTTCGTTATTCATTGCCCTTTATAGGTTTTAATTGTCATGGTCACGTATTGGATGTAGTGACCCGGTGAAGGTTTGGCAATGCAGGGCGGTACGCAATCGCTTACAGTGCTTGACAGTGGCCAGCGTTCTTTATGAAACGGGTTGCTGAAGTCATACCGGCCCGCGTTGACCGGTGGGGGCGGTGGTGGGTTCCTGTGCTTCGGTACGCCGTTTGCGAATTCGCCAATACACATGCGTCTAAAGTAGTCTGCTGTACAGGTCATATTTAAAGTGTAGTAAATTGCTGAAGATTGATAAAAACCCGTGACCCTATATAAGTTAACTGAAGTTCCCCCCGCTTTGCTGCACGCCACACGGTGGTGCGGGAAATGCCCTTAGTGGTACAGAATTGCTGAAGGGGTACAAGGTCCACCGGGGCCTGTGCGGCCAGGGCCTGCGCAATCATGTCTTTTAGCGCTGTTGCGATTGTAGTAGCTTCCATGTCCGTAAATGTAGGGGCTTACTACAAACTACGCAAGAAAAATACTACAAATATTTTTGAAAAGATATTTGGTTTAATCGGTTACTTTATTGTACCTTTGGGTATCAATAGGAAATAAACAAACAAAGAATATGACAGCGCAGGAAATGAACCAGAAAATAGCAGAAGGTACTAAAGTATACGGTTCACGTAACGCATATTTAGCGTCTGACGAATACCGCAAACTGTACGCAGCGTATAAGGCTGCTGCCCCTGTGAAGGGTGCTAAGGTTGTGGAAGTAGTCGAAGTGCCCCACCTTGGCAACGGCTGGTTTATTCGCACAGGTAAAAACAGCTACGCCGCGCAGTTAGGTGACGGTATCGGCTGCGGTGCAGGTGCCCTACAGTTTGACACGAAAGACGCTGCAAAGATGTACTGCGCAAAGCACCGCTTAACTGTACAGGCATGAAAACAATATACTTAGAAGCTACCCGCCAAACCGTCACTGTAGCGTCTTACGTCAAAGCTTGGAAGCTTGCTATAGCGAACCCGAACCGTAAGTTTAGCCACGGGTTAAATACGTGGTGGCCGCAGACAGGCGCAGCAATAAGGAAAGAATTTTTACGCGGAGTACACGACCGCATTAACTTAAAAGCACTAACGAAATGAAACTACTACAATTGCTTAAGACTCGCTTTGCGCCCGTTGACCTTATTTTATTCGCGCCCGCAGTTGCCGCCCTTGTGTGGTGCTGCTGGTAAACCCTTAAACTTACTACTATGAAAACAACACTATTAGGAAGTTCCCCCACGCTTGAAGGTATTACGAAAGTTATCACAGCGTTTTACATGGGTTCAACTATTGAATTGGTAGACGACTTAGGGTGCTGGCAGGTTGTTAACAAGCGCGGGGTTATACCCGGCGTGCGCGTTGTGATTAAGCGGGGCCGGTATCGTTTTGAAAGTATTGATTAACTTACTATGATGAAAAAAAGTAAAAATTGGCAAAACGTAGTACAGTATATTTCGGCTACTATGGACATGGAGAGGGACGCAGAAACGGAAGAAGAACAGCAAAGAATATACAACGCGCGGTATACGTGGCTTCAGAACACTTACAACCTATCTAGGAAGCGCCCTAAGCGTTCTAAGCAGTTTCAGGCTTGAAGCGTGCTTAACTGATACATGCGCGCTTCAAGCCCCTCAAGCGCTTTACGCACGCGGGCGATTCTATGCACGTGAGCCTGTGACCCCGCGTAAAGTTCTGTAACGTTCTTATAGCTGTGGCCTAATTCGTCCCTTACTATTTCTTCATCCAATCCAAGATCATTAAGCAGACGTGCATAGAAGCGCCGGCCAGCGTGGAAAGAAATTTCCTTATACTTCGGCACGGTAAGTTCTTTGTACACGTTGCCGACTTGCTGGTACTTCGTTACCGACTTCAGCAAGCTTGGTGCATACCTACCTGCGCGTAGTATTGCCCAATGCTGCCGAACAGGGCCAGCGATTGTTAGGGTCCCGGCACGCTGCAATATCCCTTTGAGTGCGTCACTTAATCGCTGCCGTGTGTGGGGCACGTCGGAAGTCATGTACTGCCTGAATAGCGCTAAGTTATGTTTGTGCACTGTGACCAGTACGGGCTTCTTAGATTTTGTCTGAATGCGTGAGTAGTGGTAAGTATGCAGTTCACCCTTACGAAGTGTAAGTATGTCACTCACGCGCAAGCCGCTGAAGCATGCCAACAAAAACACACCCTTTGCGCGCTGTTCAAATTCTGACAGCGCCGGGGTATCTATAACCGCTTTAACTTCCTGCCAGGTCAGACGCACTTTAAACGCGTTGGGCGTTGCGTATGGTAACTTATAAGCGAACAGGTCGGGCACAGAAACGTTAGCATGGTTAGCAACGTTCATAAGCGACGTAAGCCTTTTGCGCTGTGAATTGTTTGCAACCCCCTGCGCTGTTAAGTATTCTGTAAAAGCCCTAAGCATCGCTTTAGTTAACCGGTCAAATGTTAGGCCCTGCTGAAAGTTTGTTATGTTCGTCTTAAGTGTTTGTACTGCCTTGCGCATGCCATAGCTATACGGGCCTTTCATGTAGTCGTCACACCACGCAACAACGCTAAAGCTTGCTGGTCGTCTGCGGTCGTCCAGGTGCTGCAATAAGTCTTCAAGGGTGGGGGCGTGGCCTTGCCTTACAAGGTCCCGGTAAGTATCCTTCAAGCGCGCTTCCAGATCCAACAGCGCTACAGGTTTGTTGCGCGGTTCGCGCCTTGCTTTGTTCCAGTTGACTTGCAGCAGTTTTACCCCTGTGTTATACCTGATAAGTTTTGTGCTGTTCTGCTTTGATGAAAGATACACCGGTGCCAAACCGTCTTTGTCTTTGCGTGCTGACCACAGAAAATAACTTACTTGAAATTCTGCCTTCATGATTGTTACACCTTTTGTTACACTTTTGTGCAACCAAGGTAAGCAAGCAGCAACAAAAAACCACGAAAATAACCCAGTTTCATTGGGGCGTGTTTCGTGGTGTTTCAGGGTTCGGGGCCGGATGGGTCCGCACATATTGACTTTGCAAGTCTTCAGCGCGGTTTTGTTACACTTAGTGTTACACCTTTTCTTCCAAAGCGGCTGAAACTGCCAAAGCGTCACGTAGCTGCTTCAGCGTTTCGGGGGGCAAGATTGCCAGGTTTATTTGGGTATTATTTACCGGTGCTTTGCTGGTCTTCGCCGCGTCTTCCGCTGCTTTGACTTCGCGCCCAAAGCCCCTGTCTTGCGCGTGATTGTCCAGGAAGTATTTCACCGCCGGGAAGAATTTTTGGTTCAATGCAATATCGTTAAGCGCGTCGATATAGTCATCCACTATACCCGCTTTGATTGCTTCAACCGCCTGGGCGAAGTCGGGGTCTTCCTTCAAGTGCATGTAATAAGCTTGCCGGGAAACCCCCGCACGTTCGCAAGCCCTGCCAATATGTCCGCGTTCTTCCCGTAAGTATGTCAATATGTCACGTTGTGCAAGCACGCTACGCACCTGCATGCGCTTACCCTCGCCGGAAGGGGCGTCTACCTTTACAATGCTTCGGGGGCGTTTGGGGCTTGCTGCGGCTGTTTTTAACTTTTTGACTGTCTTGCGTTTACCCATAAAAGTCTATCAAGTTTGTAGAGTTTAAAATAGTCTGCCACTCTGTCATATTCTGTAAACTTACGGAAATTTTGGCAGACAAGCAAGGTAGGGGCGCAAAGCCCCGTTTTTCCTGGTTCCTAAATACTTTGAAAAGATATTTGAAAAAACGTTTGGTTAAATCAGTTACCTATATTACCTTTGAAGTATCAATAACAAACAGAAAGATTATGACAAGCAAGATTAAAGAAGCCCTAGAAAGTAAGCTGAAGACGCGTACCACGGAACAGCTTAAAAATGATGCGCGCGCAGCAATGGAAAGTGTACAGGCTACAGCCAATACTATCTTTGTGCTTGCTCTTGCTGAATTGGAAACGCGCTTAAGCGCTGAAGACTACACAAAGTTTGAAGAAAGCTTATAAAACAAAAAAGGCCCGGCGATTAAACCGGGCTTTTCTTTTACGCCGTTTTCATTTCGTGGCGCTGACGCGGTGACCTATTAAGCGCTTCCCCCCGCTGTAAGTTTAATACCCCCCGTTCTCAAGATTGACCAACCGGTAAGCTATCCATATTCGCATGGTGCCGTTACCCGTTGTGGGGTTTGCTGTAGTGTGTTTATATACAAGGTTCTTTCCCTTCACTGCTGTTCGTGCCAGGATCGGAACGCCTGCGATTGTTTGCACCTGTGAAGACGTTGAAGCAAGTATCGTAGTAAATGCAAGCCCTGTAGAACTTCCGGAATACGTTACAAAGCTTGCACCTGAAGCGTCGCTATAAGCTGCACTGCCAAACTTCATTTCTACAGTGACTGCAAGTGGGATAATAGCGTAAGCACTGTTAGGGGCTTCTACTAATACTTTTTCTGTGGTGAAGCTGGCAAGTATTTCAGCGCTTGAAACATCTACGGTTTTGTAAAATACGTTCCCGACTTCCTGCGCCTGGGTTGTGAATGTGGCCGCAATAAGCAGCAATCCAATAAGAATCTTTTTCATGTGTTTGTGTTGTTTTAGTTAACGAAGGTACAAAATTAATACGGTTACTACAAGCCACGGAAGTGTAGTAACTACTACCACAGCTTGAAAGTGTGTGAGTCGCTGCCACCACGGAAGTAGTTTACGCAGCTTGTGTTTTCTTGCGTCGCTCATTACGAATCCTGGTTAAGTCTCTGCGGAAGTTTCTATTCAAGCCTTCAAATGCTACAAGGTTCTTTTTGTTCACCAGCGGGTAGGGGTCACCCGGAAGTAACACAAGCTTTGTAGTTACCCCTTCAGTTTGCCAGACGTTCAACAATACCCCGCCCCGTTTATCTGAACGTCGTTGACGTCCTGGAAGAAGCACACACACCCCCGCGTCTTTGCGGTAAGTTCAAATGCTTTAAAGAATTCTTTAGCGGGGTCACCGGTTACAGCACCAATAAAGTTTTTTAAAGTCTGTAGTAGTTTCATTCCTGTACGCATTTAAGTTGTTCTATTTTTCCTTCAAGTTCCACAATGCGCCGCGCCTGTGCTTCGTGTTTGTCCATAGCGTCAAGCCAAAGCAGTAGTAGGATAATGATTAAGAAAGTTTTCATACGTCCCACTCGGTTAAGCCCGCGTCAATACATTCCTTTATAGATGCATTTGGGTTAGCCTGCGCGTGCTTCAGCGCCCAAAGTATTACTTCGTCTACTAAGTCATACGGGGCGGCTCCTGTGATACCTTCGCTCACGGCTCTAAGTTGTTCTGCGATTGTCTCTTTCATTTTCGTTTAGTTTTTTTAATTGCTTTCGTAACTTCCCTTATTAAGTATTCCAATTGGTACGCGTATACTTCTTCAGTGTCTAACGTCAGGGCTATACCCACGTAGCTTAACATGCGATAAGTAGCGTGCATACATTCGTGCGCTATAAGTTCTGCAAGCGCTGTAGGCTCTTTGGTTACCGGACCGAACCGGATAACTACGTGCCCCTTATCTGTTACAACTGTTTCGGCTTCGCTGGCCGGATCAATTGTAAAGCATTCTTGGAAGCCTTCACGCTTCTTAAAGAATGCTTTAACGCGTGCATCGGTTTCACCCACTACAACGTATAGCCTACGGCCCCAAGGGTTCACGTCTATTTGCGTTATCATTAATCGTCGTTAAGTGTTTGAAGTATTGACAAACCCAATACAGCAACTAAGGTCAATAATGAAACAACTAAAATAGGTTCCATAGCCTTAAGAGTTTATTACGTTGCCATCAATGATCTTATACCTACTCACAACAAAGTTACCGTCGTTGCTGGTTATTGTAATGTCTGCAAAGCCGTGGGACCAATTGTTGTGCGGGTGGTATTCCGGGTGCGGGTCTGCAAGGTGCCCCGTGCTATACGCTACCAGTTGTTTACCGCTCAAAGTGTTTTCACTGTGGCTACTGTCCTGGTGGTGGTGCCCCCCAATAACGTTAGACTTGCCCTTCATGAAGAAACCGCGTGCAGGGTTTACAGGTGCTACAAATCCTTTAGCGAATTCGTGACCGTGAATTACAAGTATCTTACCAAACTGTGTAATAACTTTAGACGGTACGTGAATGATAGGTAACGCGGGTTCGTTCTTGATCGTTGGCACGCCTAAGCCTAATAAGTGTTTATAATCCAACACTTCAAAGCCCAACAGTTCAGGCGCCTTGCGTCGCAGGAATGTAGTAAGTCTTGCTTCATGGTTTCCCTCTTTGTAGTAAATCTGTACGCCTGGGAATTCTTTCACCAGCGTTTCTAAGAACGCGCGGCAAAGCTTTATTTCTTCTGCAAAGTTCTTTTTAGACGGGTCACGCTCAAAGCTTGAAATCTCGTAAGCGTCCAACACGTCACCGTTAAGGTACAGTATGTTTATGTCGCGAGTCTTCAGGAAGTCTAAAGCAAGCGTTAGCGCTTCATTACTTTGATACGGTAAGTGTATGTCTGACAGCAAGCCCATACGTTGGCCAACACGAATGCCAGGAATAACGTTAGTCTTATTATCGTTATGCTTTTGCGCGGGTAAGTTATAACGACGTCTAGCATCGTTGGGCGCGTGGTCTTCCTTCGGCACACTCTTACGCATCTTTGCACCGCTGGCACCGGTCACGTAGCGTATAGCAAATCGGGCGTCTTCTTCAGTGCCGTATAAGCCTTTGTTATCTTTGTACAGCTTACGCGCTAAAGCAGCTTTAGGGGTGTTGGGAAACTTAGCAACGTAGTCGCGCGCTTTCTCACTTTTCAGGTTATTGGATTTTTTAGCCATTGTAGTTATTTTATTCTGTTGGGTGTGCGTGGAAGCAGTGGCCATAGCATTCTTGTCTTTTAAGTTCACATGTACAGGGCACTACGTTTCGGCTGCGGGCTAAAGGTTCTGAAGCGTACCCGGCTGCTGCGTCTTTAACTGCTGCCCCAAGTTTGGCGTAGCCGTCAACCTCTGCGGCTGTGAACGTTGCTGCAATGTCTGAACCTTTAACGGTTGGGCCGTTGCTTAAAGGTTTGTGCTGTTCTATTCGTTTGGGTAAGCAGAAACCATTTGCAACCCTGCCGCGAATATCACAACCACACGCGGGGAAGTTTTCACATAGCGGAAGCGTTGCCGGGCCTGCGTTAGCTTTGCACGTGTTACACTCACAGCCGACTTTGACAGGCACATTCTGAAAAGCATACCCCACGCAAGCGTAGTGCATGGCATAGCCAAGTAAGTGTAGTTCTTCGTCGGGGTCGTAGTTGTTGCCATTCATGAAAGCCCCCAACGTCGCTAACAGTAGCCGCAATGCTTCGGCTTCGTTAACGGGTTCTTCGTGTCCAATGGGTTCACACGCTACGGCATTTGTTACACGGTCGTCTACTTCGGGTACGTAGTCTACCCAATAGGATATAAACATAAGGTTACAAAGCACGTGGCCGTAGTGGCTTAAACCTGTTTCAGGGTCGTTGTGTTCGCCTTTCATTAAAGCAATTATATGCCTGTACAAACTATCTGTACACTCTCTAAGTTTGTAGCCCTTCTTCCAGTTGTTCGGCGCGTACTTGTTTGCCCCGAATATTAAAACGTCTAACATACATTCAAGCGCGTTCCAGTTTGCACCTTGCCAGCCGCCTGCATAGTGTGGTGCTAAGTGTCGCAGTGCTTCAAAGTCTACAAGCCCCCAAGGCTTCTTACCTTCTGTGAGTCCTTTACGTGTTATGCTCTTTTCCATAGTTTTTAATTAAAAGTCACATATAAGCCAACGGCTACCCAAAACAGTAGCCAAATTTCATAGGCATATTTCTGTAGGAATTTCATAGCCAAGTTATGTTGTAAATATTCTGTAGGCCGTCAGCTTCAAGCGCTGCCGTAACATCTTGTAGTAAGTCTGAAGCCCCCGGAACGTCGGGGCGTTCGCAATGAACTTCGTAACCGTCCCCGTGGTCTTCAGCTTCGTAAGTAAGTTCGTGTACTTCGTGGTCTTGATCGTTGTCACCTTTGTAGATGATAGCTTTGCAAAGCCCTTGCTTATACTTGACTTGCTTCATTTCTTTTTAGTTATGCGTTTCTTTCCAATACCTTCAAGCTTGCCAGGTTCGTTAGCTGCTTCGGCTTGATCACTTAGATGTATGCTTATCCAGTTTTCAACCTGCGACCATAGGATGAATAGGTCGTCGTCTTTAAAGACGTGCTTTGTTTTGCCTAAGGTCAATTCAAACTTTGTGATAGTCTTAGCGCTGTTGGTGAACACAAGTAGTTTAATGTCTTTGCATTCGATGAAGCCGCGCGCGGGTATTTCGACGTCGGGGGTTTTCTTGGTGACTTCAACACTGAAGCCCTGACCCCTCACAACCTTGCGCCCTACTACCCCTGTCTTTGTTGCTGTTAATTTCATGCCTTTGCAAATGTAGCGTTTTGTAGTAACCTTTCAAAGTGTAGTAACCCTAAATTTACCCGGACGGTCGCGACGGTCTTTTTGGGGTACTTTCGTAGCAGCTTCCATAATAGTGTATATTGTATACTACTGTATTCCTATATAACTCTTACTAAACAATAAAAGACCGAAAGACCGTCCGAAGGGGGTAAAGTGGGTCATTATCAGGACTTTAGGCCGACGGTCTTTCGGACGGTCTTGTCGGTCGCGACGGTCCTTTTAACAGGCACTTTTACGACCAATACGCCTACCGTTGTATTTTTAATTTCCAGCGGTTCGGCGCTTTTTTGGCGCGCCAAAGGACCGTCGGGACCGTCCGTTTTGATGTTGTAAAATGGTCGATAGGAGTTAATAAAATTGCGTTCAAACTTGTACGCATCTTCACGAACATCAAAGCCCATGTGTAGCACCATGCGATCAAATAACTTTGTTTTACAGTGTTCTAGTAGTCTACGCTCTAAGTCCATAGTCACGCCAATGTAGACTAACTCACGCCGGTAGAACAGCGTGTATACGTTGTACCTGCCACGTTCACGGGCGTAGTGGGGGAAGCTTGCAACGCAGTGACTGCAAACGCAAGTCCTGACGTGTCGGTAGTTCGTGGGGCGCTTACATTTTATACAGCGCATTTGCCGAGATTTAAACGTCTCACATTTTCAAGACCCCGGCCAGCTTTAATAGATTTAATTCCGTACTTCTCTAACCGTCGTAGGAATGTAGTTCTACCAAGTATACCGGGTATGCCAGCGGATTCGCAGTAGTCTTTATATTCAAAGTACAGGTCTTTAAGCGTTGGCAATTTAACCTTCGGGGTTTTGTTGTCTGCTGTGTATCCGTTTTCGTCCATCCATTGCTTCACGTTGTCCGTTTCAGTTTCCAGGTCTTCTATGATTCTTTCCAGTTCTTCCGGTATTGCCAGGCTTTCATTTTTATTAAACGCCTTCATGGCAGTTAGAATATAGTTGAGAACGCCCGGCGCTTCCTGCTTAACTATCTTTTCCGCTAACCGTTTGTCCTGCTTGTTCTTGTCTATGGTTACTTTGAATGGTATAATAAGTAGTCGTCGAAAGAAACCCGCTGTACTTTCTACGTGGGTTGGTAGCTGGTTAATGCTGTATATCGTGCGGGCATAGTTCGTCATAAAGAACGGGTTGCCATACATAAAGCGCGCTTCAACGGGTTCACGTGACGCAAGCATTTTGAACATATTGAAGTCTAGCTTTTGCATTCTAGCTTCGTAGGAAAAATTTATAAGCTTGTTGTTTAATAGCGTGCGCGAGTTAGCCCCGCGTAGATTGTCACCGGCCAGACTGTCAAGCGGTACGTAAGTACAATTGTCGTCACCCAACACGCCGCGCAGTATGTCCATTAGCACAGACTTACCGTTAGCCCCGTAGCCGTGTAAGCATAACATTTTTTCTAGCTTCACATTACTGAAGCAAGACGCAACGTATCTAAATATAACTTGCTGTACTGCTTTCGATGGTAGCACTGTTTCTAAGTATTTATCAAACAAAGGGCTTTTGGCCTGCGTGTCTAATTCATACGGTAGCGCGTAAAATAGATAATCGTTTTCGCTGTGGGGGTTTAGCTTACCTGTTACCGTGTCATAGGTCCCGTTAACTAAGTTAAGTTTATTCGCGGCTGTTTGGAACGGTGTACGCGTTAGCTTTTTTAACTGTGCTAACAATTCTTCAGAAAACTTATAGTGTCTGACTTCGCCGGGGTCGGCACCGATGGCCTGCGCTGCTGACATTAAAAAATGTTCTACAGTAGTATCTTCCTGTAGTTGCCAATGTGTGCCCGTGTAGAAGTGAACACCGGCGGGCGTAGTAATTATTTTATGCTTATCTAGTATAGCATCTATAATCATTATCTGCCTTTGTGGCGCGTTGGTTTTGTGAAAGTCCAATTCGTCCCCGTCAAAGTCTTCGGGCTTAAAAACGCCTACTGTCATCTTCGCGCGCACCTGTCTTTTCGCGGACCCAAATTGTTCACCTTCATAGTTCTCGTAAAACGTTTCAATCTGTTCGCGAATTAAATTAGGGTCACCAAACCTGGTACTTGCCTTATCAAAGAACTTTTTACAATTCCCTTGCATGTATTCTATTACAGCTTCTTTCGGTACTGCGTTAGCAATAGACTTGCCTAAGTAACTTGAAAGGTGTACATAGTGCCACGTGCCGTAGGTTTCTTTTGGCACTGGTATTATTTCCCCGTCGCCTTTTACTTCTATGGTATCGGTGTAGTGTACTTCACGTTCCTTCATGCCCTTGTATACCTTAGCCTTTTCCCTGAATACAACGTCTTCGCTAAGTGTACAGTAGCGTAGTTCGTTGGGTGAACTCACTGCAAGGTCTATGTTTAGTTCTTCCTGTTCGTTTAACAGGTTTGCAATGTGGTTAAAGTGTGCTTCATAGTTTTCGTAAGCTGTAGTATTTGCAAAGATGAACAGCCCCGCGCCTGAACAGCTTAAACCTATTACTGCAATCCACTCATACTTTTTAAATAAGTAGTCGCGGTACTTTGTCCAGTTCTTTACGTGCCCGTTCACTTTACTGTCTATGTCAATCTGCACAAGGTTCGTGCATGCTTCAGGTTTGATAGTTTTCTTTCGTTCACTGCCGTACTTACCCACAGGGGTAAAAGTATTTATACGGGCCTTCATTTTCTTGTCATTCGTTTTTCTGAACGCTTTTACAAGACGGTCCGTGTCCGGGCTTTGTAGTACTTCGCGTAGTAACTTGCTACCGTTAGCAATATATACGGTGCTGCCTTTGCGGTTGGTTACGGCCTTATATAAACTTACCGGGGTATCTAAATAGTTGTTGGTCTTGATCTTAGCCATAATACAAATATACTAAATTAAAGTGTAAAAAGCTTTTCAGTACTGGTCTTACTACTACCTGAAACCCCATTAGCGGATAGGCTACTTTTAACGTCCCGTTGCCACACGCAACGAAAGTCTGTAGGGGCTCGGTATTCACTTACGAACACGGTGTGCCCGGCATTAGCTGTGCGACGGCACCAAGCCCAAAAAGCCCCGCTGTCGAATTGAAGCGCGTAGCCTGTAGTACCTTCATACGGTGGATCACAGTAAACTATACTTTTATGTGGTAGCTTTAGTCTGTCATAGCTAACATTTTTAAACTGTACACCTGCCAGCGCGGGAACCTGCTTTAGCGTATTTGTTAGGGCTTCTTTTTGGTAGTCCCTAATACCGCCTTTTGTAGTAACTTTTCCGGCATAGCCGCCAAACCATTTGCCACTATAGGAACAGTTAAAGCCAACCCACCCGACAACGTGCGCGGGGTATTCGTTCGGGCTAGACTTTATTTTGTAGTATTCGTCGCGGCTGTAATATTTGGGCTTCCACCCGCTGACCAACGCTTCCCACATGGGTACTAAATACGGGTGTGCGTCGTTGGCTATTCGTGGGCCTGCCACCTTGTCTATGAGGTTACACCCCCCGGCAAAAGGTTCAATGTACACTTGTTTGCGCTGTCTGTTTTGTAGTAAGATTTGTAGTAAGTCTTTTGCTATGCGATTTTTGCTTCCCATGTATTTCATAATAGTATTTTTGTATCTGTTTTAAAATCGTTAACCTTCAGCGGGCGGGATAGTGTAAGCCCCGAAAGTGTAGTAAGTCTTGAAAGCGCTACGTAACCTATGCCGTGCATACGGTGGAAGCCGTCGGGAATGATCCGTACACTTTCAAGCGTAAGCCCCTGAGACTTGTGAACAGTCATTGCGTATGCAAGCTTTAACGGTAGCTGCGTAAAGCTACCAACAGGCACAAGGCTATAACCGTTGTTCAGTGAATGCAGGGCGTGTTCTGATACGTCAGGGTCCGGGCTTGTGGCTAGTTCTTCCATTGCTTCCAGGGCTGCACCGCGCAGTTCTTTTGGTGCCTGCTTAAACCAAGTGTGCGGTTCTACGTCGTGTAGTTCATCTTTGATACGAACCTGCACCCGGTCTTCTTCATAGCACTTAGTAACTACCGCGCGCGTGCCGTTCTTCCAACGCCCCCCGGTGTCGTTGTTCAACATAATAACGTTGCTGCCTTCCTTCAAGTAAAGTTCTTTAGGTGCTAGTACGTCGCGTTCACTCATACCCCCGGTCATTTCAGCGGTGTATAAATTCAAGTCACCATCCATTTGATACAGCGCCCGGTTATTAATAGCGTCTACCGTTGCGTTAGCGAATGCAAGCGTAACCCCGCCCGCGTCTTCATAGCTTGCGTGTTTGTTAACGTATTGTATCTGTGCGTGCGTGTGGTCGTTGTTCCGTATGTCGTTCAATATGTTCGCAAACTTCTTATCGTTTGCCTGCCTGTGTACTACTGTTAGTTCCTGTATTTCTGTGGGAAGTTTGAACGCGTGGAAGGGCTTATCTTTTACGGGTGGTAGCTGTGCAAGGTCACCGAAGCAAATAATTTCTTTTACTCCCAAGTGCTGCCCGGCAAACCACACAGCTTTGAACAGGTCAGCCCCGCACATGCTCACTTCATCAATGTATATAACTTCAAGCCCTTGCAGTGGTCCGCGCTTAATGGAAGTAGGTACGAACAAACTTTGCGGGTGAATATTAAAAGCGCTGTGTATAGTAACGCCGTCCACGTTCTGCGCGGCTATTCCTGTAGGGGCACATACAACAAACTTTCTTTTTTCACCCTGTAACATTTTGCGCAGTGTGTAGCTTTTTCCTGTGCCAGCACCGCCCGTAATGAATTTAATTTGCATTATAGCGTTTCTTTTATTTCCGGTTCTGCTTTTATAAGTCCGGGTATGCCCGTGATTAAATCGGCGGCTTCCCTCGCGCACTTCTGTAGAACCTTGGCAAACTTCGCGGCCTTAGCTTTTGGTACTTCGTTTACCAAACTGTCATGCACAACCAATACTATTTTATATTTGAATTGCTTAAGTGAAATTTTACCCGCTACTAACTTGCATTCTTTTTCAATCCATTCATCTAGCAAACACATTGCTTTCTTAAGCATGTCCGCGCCACTTCCTTGGATAGGTGTGTTCTTACCTTGGTTGCGTCTGCGCCACGCTTCTTCAAGCTCTAAGTTTCGGTAGCGTTTGAACGGTGGTAACGTGTGTATGTATTTCTTTTCTATGCCCTGGTTGCCGTTGTTTTCTAACCACCTGTTAAGCACGGGTAGGGTACGGGCAAACGACATGATAAGTTTTTTAGCTTCAAACTTTGTTACGCCAATGTCGCGGCTTAATCCTGTAGCGCTTAAGCCATAGGGCATACCGAAGGTTACGCGCTTCGACTTGTGGCGCAGTGGTTTATGTTTGGGGCACCCGCATTGCTTCGGCCATACACAATCCTTTTCAGCACCCGCGCGCCACTGTGACGGGAAGTACTTAACGGCTTGTATGCTGTGTACGTCTTTACCTTCCTGCATTGGCTTAAGTAGTCCAGGCTCTTTTGAACCTGCGGCCATTAAACCAAGTTCCTGCCCACCAAAGTCTACTTCAACGAAGCTGCACCCGTCGGCAGGTATGAAACATTTTTTGTGCGTGTGTAGCGGGTTCTTGTCAGCGTTAGCTGGTAACTGCTGCATGTTTGGCTGTGAGCAACTGAAGCGCCCGGTATTAACTATCTGTTTAAAGTTTGGGTGTATGCGCCCGTCGGGGCCAACGGTGGGGCCTGCTTCTATTGGGGCGCGGTCTGTGAATTCTGTAGTAAGCCATTCGCGCCCGTAAGTTGTTGTATACTTGTATATTTCTTCGCGTATGTTTATGAAGATATCAAGTAGTTTGTTCTTATCCTTCAGCCCCGGCAGTTCGTCATAGCTTTGTATGTTAATACCGTGCTGTTTATAGAAGTATGTTTTTACCTGCGCCGGGCTGTTCCAGTTTTCCACGTCGTTGGGTAGCTTCTTCATTGCCTTGGCTAAAAGCTTTTCGTTAGCGTCAGCAAGTTCTAACCACCTGTCCGTGTCATGTCTCACGCCGAAGGCTTTCATCTTGTACGTCACTTCTACCGCGCGGTTTTCCAGGGCTGCAAGTTCCTGAAGTCCCATACGTTCTATATCACGCTGCTGTAGCTTCTTAATCTTTGGCAACACGTGAACGTCTTTCATGCCGTAGGCTATGTCCGGCTTTGTTATTTTTTTGTAGTAGTTTTCGTTACCGTCTGCATCCACTCCGACAAACGCTGTCTGTAAATCCTTACTCATTTTACCAAGCTTCCGACGCGCTACAATGTATTTAAGGGATGTGCCGTACTTACTGAAGTAGCGTTCGTCTTTTTCTTCCTGCGTTAAACCCTTCATTAAGAAGTAAGGGATATTTTCAATACCTATTATTATGGTTTCCATTAGCTTGGTATCCCAAATATCACGTAGCCAAATATCCCAATGCCAAGCCATATAGGAACCTTCAAAAGCTGCATTCTGTATAATCTTATTTACTCCGCGCGTTTCGCATACTTCTTTAAATAGATCAAAGTTATCGGGGCGTCTGTCCCTAACGTCGTGAAAAAATCCGGTGCCTTCTACTTCTAATTGAAGTGTAGCAATTTTTTTACGTGCAAAGTTTAGCCCGTTGGTTTCCAGGTCTAACGATACGTCGTATTTATACTTAAGAATGTCGCGCAAAACGCTTTTTGGGATTTCATTGTAGACCTTCATGCAGATTAATTTTGTAGTAACTGTTTTGCAAATATAGAAAAGTTTTGTAGTATTGCATTATAGTTACTACAAATTCAATTAAAACAATTATGAAAGTCGAAGTAAAAAAATCCGAAAGGAAGAACGCCCCCGAAGGTTTGCACCCTGCGCGCCTTATCCAAATTATCGATTTGGGTACTCAATTGAACGAAACGTATAATAAGAAAGAACGCCGGGTCCGCCTTGCGTGGGAACTTATAGGCGTGACGTTTGAGACTGAAGAAGGCGAAGACGTGAACCACCTTGTAAGCAAGGAATACAGTTTGAAGCTGTCCCGCAAATCCCACCTGCGCAAAGCCGTTGAAGGTATGTTAGGCAAGTCACTTAACGATGGTGAAGATTTTGATTTTGACAAACTGTTAGACACACAGTGCCAAATCACTATCAAGCACAACAACGGCACCGGTAAGAATGCCCACGAAGTCTACGCGAATGTAGACGCTGTACTACCGGTAGGGAAGGACCCTAAAGGTAAGCCGTTCAAGTATGACCGCGCACAACGCGATTTGGTTATGTTCAGTCTTGACAACATTGATGACGAAGTATTAAGCAACCTGCCTGAATGGCTGCAAGATACTATCATGAAGTCAGACGAATACGTAGCCTACACCGAAGGGGGCTACGAAGAAGCCCAGGCAACGAAAGGCAAAGGGCCGGCAGCAAAGAAGGTGGCAGCGAAAAAAGCAGCACCCACCAAGAAAGGTAAAAAGTAGTCCATGGAGTTACTACAATTCTTCCTACAAAACAAGTTAGTAGCCCGCCCAAAAAAGCGGGCTACTGCTATTAATAATAGCAGCCTTTCATTACTCAAAGCGCGCCTGTTAGGCTTTGCTGAAAAGAAAATAGATGCTAGTTTTTTTGCCGTTGGTTCTGAAACTCACAAGCGCGCGCTACAACCTAAGCGCAGAATTAAACGGTTCATCAAAGAAGACGAATTAAAAATACGCGGCATGGTTACCGCGCTATTGAATAACCCAATCTTTACGGCGCTGTTAGTCGGTGCCGTTGTTGAAAAGAAATTGAAGGGCCTTGTAATGGGTGTACCCATGCACGGCACGTTAGACATTAACCGCGTGCATGATCGTGGGTTAATCGCTGACATAAAAACAACTTCCGGTAAATCTCAAAAGGACTGCATTAAGTCGTGCAAGATGTACGGCTACTTCCGGCAGGCTATTGTATACATGACGCTTGCAGGCGCTAAAGACTTCGTGTTCATCTTCGTTACCAAGTCCGCACCGCATAAGATATTTTTTGTAGACGTTAAGAACTACCCTAAAGAAATGGCAGCGGCCCGCGAAGAACTAAAATTTCTTCTACACTTCTGGTCTAAATACGGAATGCCCACGTCTGTAAATGAACGCAAAGCAGCATGAAGAAAAACATAACGCTAAAAGAACTAGCCGACGCACTGCACGCGGTGAAGATCAAGCAACACCCCACCATGCCCGTACATGCTGTGCCCCGTAAGACGTTCAGCGACCGCAGCGCTAATAAGTTCACCACGGCTATTGTAACCTACTTGCAGGAATACTTAGGCTACTTGGCATACAGACAAAGCACTGAAGGACGATATAGGCCCGGCAATGTCGTCATAGACGTTATAGGCCGCGCCCGCGTCATGAAGGGTACTTTCATACCCGCAGCTAAAAAAGGGTTAGGGGACGTAACCGCGGTGCTGAAGGGGGGTAAGTATGTGAGCATTGAAGTAAAGATAGGTCGGGACAGGCAGCGGGACGACCAAAAGAAGTTTGAAACACAGCTAAACCGGGCCGGGGGTGCGTATATCCTGGTTCACGACTGGCCGGAATTCCTTGCCAAAATAAAGGCGTTTATTTGAAAAAACATTTGGTTTAATCGGTTACCTTTAGTAGCTTTGGTGTATCAATAGCAAACAAAGAGTAAATGACAGCCAAAGAACGGGACCGGGACGCAAGGCATTGGGAAAAGGTTATTCAACGCCTTGAGAAGAAGCACCACCTTAGTTCAGACGACTACCAACAGGTAGCATATGCTAAACACCGTATTGAGCAAATACGTGAAGAGTGGCGGCAGAGTAATACAACACTATGAAAATAAGTATTGCGCGTGGCCTTATGGGTCTTATTCCGGGAATTGGTGGCCTGTTTTTAATGGCTATCGTTTTCGACTACGTAGACGTTAAATATTGGCGCTACTGGTGCCCGGTTATTATGGTGATCCACTTAGCCTACTACGTTAAGGTATTATATTTTTAGAACAATGAAACCAAAGAAGAAATCAACACGCGGGGGCGCACGGGCAAAGTCCGGGCGTAAACCCGTTGAAGACAAGAAAGTAGCCGTAACGTTCTACGTGCGGCAGTCCGTGGTAGACAGGGTAGGGATTGAAGAAGCTAAGACTGTTGCCGCGTCTGCTGTTGAAACTTTAGCAAGCGGCGGGCCTATAACTATGTTTAAAGGGAAAAACTAAAGCCATGAAAAAAATAACCTTTTACCTGTTGTTCCTGGTAGCGTGTACAGAAACGCCGGACCCCGAACCGGTTAAACCTGTCTGGTATAGTTTCAACGTTAAAGCACCCGACGGGGGGAAGTTCAAAGCCGAAATATCTTGGAGCATATACAAGCACGTTTACAAAACTTCTGTAGACGCTGTGTTATATTTTTCAGGTT